TGGGTCCGCCCCCTCCTCGAGATCGAGGCCGGTCAGGTCGCCGAAGGCAAGCTGCCCACCTTCCAGTCCCACATGTGGGATGGTTCCGCGATTCCGCTCGACGAGAACCTCGAGATCGCGAAGGAACTGCTCGCCATGTCCGTCAAGGCCAACACGATCCTCGAGATCGAGGTCGGCGCGGTCGGCGGCGGTGTGCTCTCCCAACAATACGGAACAGAAGCCGCCACCGGCGGCGCCAAGCTCGGCGAGCAGTTCATGGAGAGCACGATCGGTGCACTCCAATACGGTATCAGCGGCAGGATCGAAAAATCCCAACGCCAAACCGAAGACCGGCTCACCGCTATCCAACGCCAGATCGACCAAAACAACCTCAACCTGGAGCTAGAGCGCGCCACTAAAACCGTGGAATACCTCCGGCAAAAAGACAAACTGACCGCCGAACTGGAGTACGCGAAACTCAAACAGGAGATCGAAAAAACCGACGACGAAAAAGTGCGGAAAGCACTCGCCGCCGCCGCGGAAGTAGAACGCCTCCGCTCACTCGCCACCACCACCGAGGTAGCACAAACCGGGGAACTCCGCCAGCTCAACGCCACCCTGGCCGAACTCCTCGCGGTCACGAAACGCTCCCTCGCTACCGGCTCCGGGCAGATAGGGCAATTATCAGCAGTCGATGCGGTGCGCTACGAGCGAGCCCGAATCTAACAGAAAGGAGGCACCATGATTGACCGACGCTATTTAGTGCGGTACATCGCCCCCACAGGTAAAACCTGGGAACTCTCATCCAACACCTGGATAGCGGGCATCCGCAGGGCCGGCATCAAAGAGCTGATTGGTCGGCCCGAAGCCACCGGCATCGAAACCCTCGGCGTACCGGGCAGAGCCATCGAAGGCCTCCGATTCCCAGCCATCGAAGGCTCCCTCGACCTTTTCGTACGCGCCGGGCAGGGCCGGCATGCCCATGATATTTGGGCAGAGTTTCGCCATGGTTTCTCCATCCTTCCGCCGTTGGGCACGCTCCAGATCGAGTCACCCATGGGCACCATGCACGCCCAAGTGAGGCTCAACGGTGCCCCATCTGATCTAGAAGTTGATGATGCTACGGCTGATGTGTGGGCGTTGTCCGTCCCGCTTGCTATTGACGCTGGCTACTGGGAAACGACCCCATTCCGAAAGCCCGGGAGCGTCACAGTGACAAATTCCGGTCAGGTGTATATATGGCCGGAAATCGTGTGGGAAGGGGCCGGCGGGAAAGTAATACTCCCCTCCAAGGCGGAATTCACCCTACCCGCCGTGGATTCTACCCGCCGGCTGCACCTGGACCCGCAGAGATCCCACCAAGTACTCACCGCCATAGGTGTGCGGGATGATGACCTCTGGCGCAAAATCCGAGGCCAAATCATTTCCGAAGGCGTACCCCCGGGGCAAAGCAGGCAATACACACTGCCGGCCGGGGCGTTTCTGGAGTGGCGGATAGGAGTGCTCGACCCATGGCGATGACAATAGGGCAATGGTGGCAGCACGCTAGGCACAGGGCTATGGTGGCGGAAGATTTTGGGCAATGGATTGGGCTGCTGGATGAAAACTGCGAGCCGCTTTTCGATTGCCCACCACCAATAGAATTCTCGGCGCCCGCCACCCGGGGCGCCCCGGTATCAGGCAGGTTCCTCCACAAAGTAGCAGACGGCGCTAGTGGGGCAGTACACCCGTTAGCGGATGAACTGATTGCTGATTTCGGCGCAGCCCAAAACGGGCGACTCATCGAAGCCGATGGCCCAACCCGCTACATCATGGTGGAGCGCCCAGGCTTCCGCAGAGTGTATCGGATCACCCACACCGTGGCCAGGGGCACCTTCCACACCCCAACCCTCGTGGAGATCAACGGCACTGACCTGCTCTCAATCCTGAACCGGCATGTAGCCTGGTCAAACCCCCAAGCGCTTCGAACAGGCAGCTTCCAGACGTTTACCCGCGACTGGGTAGGCGACCCCACCAAGCTGGAGCTGTATAAAACACCCCGTGATTTGATGCACTACCCCATGGTCACCGCGGTTGACGGGGTAACCATGGAAGGCCCAGCTGAAACCGTGATCCGCAACGTCATCGCCAACTCCCTTGAGGTAGGCTTCACGCTGTGGGGGAAGGGGCAGCGGATCGTGGTGTCGACGGCATCCTCCGGGCTGCCATCCCCACACCTGGTGTATACCGCTGACGACCAGCCCCTCTGGGATTCCATAGGCGCTCTAGCGCTCCAGGCCGGCATCACCGTCACCTGCGATTTGTGGTTCCCATCCGACCCCCAACCCATAGGGGTGAAACTCCTCACCCAACCCACCATGATAGTTCGCGTCACCCAAGGCTAACAGGCGCAGATAGGAGGAGATCATGGCTGAAAAAACCGACGTCATCCTCATTGCTGATGGTGGTGACCTTACCGTAGGCCGCCACATGCCCGCCTACACCTACGGCGCTTTCGACGTCACCATCCCCGCCGACAAACAACAAGAACAACCTGCCGAGAACCGGCTCCGCAACGGCTACATCTACCGCCCACCCAATGCCGGCGCTGGCGCTTTCGACGTGGGGTTTGTGCGTGCCGATGTCACCCTCAACATGAACGGCAAATCCTCTAACCTCGAAACCGCAGTAGACACAGCCCAAAAACGGGTCGACGGCAATCTATTCTTCGAACGTGACATCACCGGCCGCGGCCTCGGCGCCTACGAGCCTGGTGTGGATTTCCGGCTTGGGGATGTGGTTTTGGTGGAGATTTGGGGCAGGCGCATCAAGGTGCCGGTGACCGCTATCGACCTCATTGGCAATAGCCAGGAGGGGGCTAGGGGCTGGCGGGTTCATGTGGGTGGGCAGATGATTTCCGATGCTGAGGCCCTGAAAACCCACAATGATGCTATCTGGGAGCGTATAAATCAGGAGCGGGCAGAGCGGCTGCGCACGGTCGGGGCGGTGCAGAAGACCGCCACCACGGCGGTAACCGCGGCTGGCGTGGCCGATGTGAAAGCCGCCACAGCAGATACCAAAGCTGATAACGCAGCGGTTGCTGCTGATGATGCTGATAGGAAAGCTAGGGAAGCTGACCGAAAAGCTATTGAGGCCCTGCAAACCACGATCACTGGCGTGCCTCGTATCCTCCATATCGACACCGGAGATATCAATCTTTTCACCGGATCTAGCGGAAAGATTAACTCCGGTACTGAATGGGGCACCTTGCGGTGGCTTGCGGCAGGCATTCGGCCTCGCAGTGGTGCTCGCTTTGAAGCCAAAGGCAATTGGGTTGGATCCATTCTCATGATCGCGGTATCCGACCAGGGTGCAACAGATGTGAGCTGTGCCAACATCACCGCTGGGAACCGATATCATGATTCGGCAACCGGTGGGCTTTTCCAAGCGTATAAATCGGCTACGGTTTTCATTCTTCCCAGCGCATAACAACACTAAGGAGTATTATCATGCCCACCATTACCGGCGATTTAAAGCTCGTAACCCAAATCCCCGCAGGCGCCACTCATTTGCATATCCATGCTCCCCAAACCCGGGTTACCGGTAGCACGGTGATCCTCACCGCCCCCGATATCATTCAGGTAAAACCCGATGGCACCTTCACCACAACCATTGAGCCTGGTGAAGCTATCTGCATCCCCGCCTACTCCGGCACCATGGGGCTCCCAATTCCCATTCTTGTGAAACCGGAAACCACAACCTTCGCCGAAGCCGTGCGAAACGCGGGAAATCTTACCGCCGACGAACGCGATTCCGTCATCACCATGTACCACGAAATCGTGGCATCTCAACAAGCCGCAGCAGCCGCCGCCAGCCGCGCCGGGGCGAAAGCCACCGAAGCCGCCACTCACGCTCAAGCGGCAGCGAAATCCGCCACCGAAGCAGCAGCGGCTATCCCCCCGGCAACCGCCACAACCCAAGGCAAAATCCGCTTAGCAGGAGACCTCACCGGCACCGCCGATAACCCTAAAATTATTACAGCGGGCAACTTGGCATGGAGCGTTAGCGCCGAGCCGGGCTCTGTTAAAGAGGGGTTCGTCAAGACCAAATCCGACGGCCAAATCCATATCCATCCCGGCTTAATCACCCAATCATGGCATGCGGCTAGCAAAGGATATGTTGACGACCAGATAAGCACCAGGGCGCCAGAGTACCATACCCACAATCTAAGTACCATTAACGGAGTGCCAAATAAAGCAACAGATTTAGTTAACGCTTATAAAGGCGAAACTACAATCATGACCAGGGACAATACCGGAAGATCTGAAGTTGCCGATCCATATTCCCCGAATGACATTGCGAATAAGCGATATGTTGATGGTGAAATCGCCAAATTAAACGGTATCTCCGATGTGGATTCCGTGACTGACCATATAACTTTACGGAAGATAGGCCGGTGGGTATTCATCAATGTGCGGGACGCCCCGCCCGGGGCCAAAGGTGAAGTTCACCCAGGTTTTCGCCCCGTAGAGGACATAGACTTCTTCCTCACAGTGCCTAATTACCGCGGCTATCCTGGTTTCTGCAATGTTCTTACTAATGGCAGCGTCGAAGTTCGCTTTTCAGGAAATGCCAGCAGCGCCGATCGAGGCTTCGGGTGCGCTACCTACCTAGCAGCAGAATAGAAAGGAAACAGCCATCATGTCATTGCAAGATCTTAAAACCAGTACCCAATCCCTCACCATGGAGGAGTGGGTGGAGTTCCTCGGCTGGTGTGTGGCTGAGGAGCGGCCGCGCCGGGAGACGCTACAGGCCCAGGAAGAAGCACGCACCCGGCTCATTATGCACCTGCGTGAGCTAGGGGAAATCCCCGCACCCGACGCGCTACGGGAACCGCCACGGCATGTAGGAGACGCCCCTGAGTGGCAGCACCCCAAGAGCGAACCGCAAAACTGCTACATTCAGGGCGATATCATCCAGTATGAGGGCAACCTCTACCGAAGCGTATACCCACATTTGAATTGCTCGGCCCCCGGCGCTGATGGCAAATGGCTGCGTATCGAGCCTGCGTCGGAGCCTGCCACACTACCGGAAGAGCCCCAATAAACAAACCCCCCATCAAACCCCGGAACGCCCTTATTGCTTTGGCGCGCCGGGGGTTTCG